TCTAGTTCTTCGGCAACTGCTTTGATGGTGTCATTGAGACCTTCTGTAAGATCTTGAATTTCCTGCATGACTGTAACCCCTTCGGCAACGATCTGTTTGATCTTGTCCTGCTCGGGCGCACCATATGCTTTACTCATAGAATATTTCTCCTTATACACTAGTATAAGGGATTATTTGTCTGTTGTCAAGAATGTTGCGGCAAATGTTTCGCAGAGTCTACGTATATCAGGGTTGGCTGTTTCTAGCAGAGTGAATTCCCGTTCATCGTGTTGATCATCGCCTTGACTAGGATCTATATAGCCACAGTAGACTTTACGGACTGTACTTTTATTGACTAAATCGGTACAACTTTCACCATAGCGATCATCTGCTGTCGCATCGTGTAATTCATTACATGGACTCAGTGTAGTAATGATAATACTGCCCGCGGGTATCTCACCGTGTTCTCTAAGGTATTTGTCTATGGCTACACGCTCGGCATGAACTCGTGTTCCATCGTCGGCAGGTTGATTTATTCCAAATACAGGACGATTTTCTGGATCCAGCACACAGGCAGCAACCATGCCATAATGTTCGGCTTCTTTTTGTTGGCCGCGCACAATCATTTCACACAGTTCGACCAGGATATGATCCAGTTTTTTTAGATTGTGTATTTCATATCTATCTGGATCATAGACTTCGTTCATCCTCATTTTTTCTGAATCTGTCTATAGCGAGCCACATCGGCCATGCGATGTTTTTTCTCAACGGTTTTGTTTCTAAATTGTGGATATTTGACAGGATCCGCATGTTCGAAATCATCACGCCATACTTCAGGAGTATCATTCACGCTGAGTTTTTGTTCTAGTGCGGCAGATAATGATTCCATATAAGAGTCTTCATTAGTAGGTGCTGATTTTGGTCTTAAACCTCTAAACATTGCAGTGCCTGTATCGGGATTAATAGGGCCGCCGTGTAGTCCGTCTCTTTGTTCACCGTTACTGTTATACCAGTTTCCGTCGGTCCCTTTCTTTAATGGTTCTTTGGTTTGATAATCTCTCGGAACAAATGATCCGCCTTGATTTCCCTTGCGTCGTGCTAATTCTGCCTCTAACTCCTCGTCGGACATTTGGCTTGCTGGTTTAGAGGAGGAACTCGGGGTAGAAGAAGCACCTGGAGTTGGTGGCGCTGATTTAGGCACAGTCCAGCCTGCTGCCTTTATTGCTGCCGCCGATGCTGGTCCCGGGTTTGATACAGGTTCTACCTGTCCATTTTGAATTTTTAAATACGGAGATATTCCGTACCGGCTACCGTTGCTCTCATCATTTTTGATCCAATGTAATTTATCTTGGGTATCAAATATTGCCGGGACATTCTGGTTATTAAACGTAGTAGTTGTTAGAGTAAATCCATTTCCTAAATCTTTATCAGTGCCCTTTGGTTGATTAGCTTGAGCCATGGCCGCTTTTAACGCATCCTGACTTGCTGTACTACCTTTTAAAGGTGCGGATCCTTGTTGAGCTGCCATACTTTGGTTTAATTCTCTTTGTTTTTCAGGGGTCCATGCTCCTGAGGGATATGTGCCATCTGGATTAGGCAGAGTTATTCCACCTTCACTAACTTTTTTAGGTAGTCCGGCATGTCGAGTCTTGGCAAAATCCTTTGCATCACTCTTGCTCATGCTTTTAGCAGTTTTCTTTAGTTCGGCACTGGCACCCGGAATCTTCTTGCCTTTCTGCATGGCATGAACCATACCGAAGAACTTTTGCTGTTGCTGACTAACTGCTTTTTCACTAAGTCCTATGTTTTCTTCTTTAAAACGCTCTTGGTTAGTGAATATTTTACCAAACTTATCACCTAACACGCTGACCAGGTCGTCTTTTTGTTTTTGATCTACAGTGATGCTATCGCCTTTGATATTGAATCCCAAATTCATACCACGTAGTTGTCGAGCAAATATTGGATCTTTAAATCTGTAAGTGGTCATGCCCGGTTGTTCGACAGATTTGCCGCCCATCTGTGTCTGCGGTTTCACACCAACTACCTTACGTGCTGCTCCAGTTTCGGGATCAATGCGTAGCATATTACCACCAGTTGTTTCACCGTCATCATCCTCGTCATCTTCGGGTTTTTGATACATTTTCATACGGCGATCATCGCCAGCTTCGATATAGTCTCTTAGGTGTTTAACATCTTCACCTTGATCGCTGCGTAGTGCGGAACTGTGAATAATAAATTCTGCTGCTTCGGCACCTACAAAATCCACATCTCTAAAAATGGTTCTCAGTTGTTGGATAGTGGATCTAAAATCGTCAAATAAGAAATCAATCTTTAGTTTGGTTTTAGCGCCGGATTTATCTCTAGTGCCACGCTTGCTGACCTTGTGCATAACATCCTGTGGGAATGATCCAAAGTCGCCAAACACATGAGTAGCACCTGCGTTATCTGCTTTGACAACGATGAATAACTTACCACTTGGGCGATCCAGTTCGGCTAGTTGAGTTTCATCTACATCTTTGTCAGCCAATCTACGATAGCGATCTGCATTTCTATAATATTTTTCAGGATCCATGTTACGAGTCATAGCATCGTGCGGCTCCATGCCCATAGATTTTAAATCTTGATGTACTTCATCACCTTCGTCGTCGAGTCTATCGGCTTTACTACGTAATCTTGATTTGATAGTAGGATCGACTTTACGTAGCATTTGCTTCAAGCCTTCCTTTGTATCTTTCGTAACCTTGGCGTTGCCGACCATTTGGTCTTTTGGTTCAATAGGGGGAGTTTTTCTGTCCTGTTCTTTACGACGCTTTGCGGCCAAATCAGCCACTGAGCCTTTGCGTGGGGGTTTACCATAACTAAATGGGCCACCTTCCGCCACACCTTGTCTTAGGCTGGCTATATAACCATCTGGGCCGGTCCATTGATCTTTGTAGTCTTGCCATTCGCCCTGACTCCAGGCTATAGGGAACTGCTGCCAAGGCCACATTCCGTAGGTATTAAACTCGCTAGAAAATTCCTGTATGTCTGCCAGTGTAATGCCTGAGGTCTTGGTCTGTTTAGCAACCTCAATCAACCAGTGCGCCATGGTTTCGCCACCGTCTTCAAATTCGCTTAATTTTTCTAATTTACTAACCCTATCTGCACCTTGCTTGGACATATTACGGCAAATGTCTTCGAGCCATTTTATGAATTCCTGTCCCCATTTGGCCAATGCAGTTTCAGGGTTACTGCCTGATCTTGCAGTGAGAGACTTATTCAAATTATCTACACCTTGCCTGGCACCAGTGCCACCGGTGATCTGACTCATCATGGAATCAAATCGTTCATCACCAGTGGCCTCCGCCACACCTTCGTTTGGCACACAGTTATTGACTCTAATGCCACCTTTGATCTTAGTGCCTTCTTTGTGCTTGCCTTTCCAACACTTGGCATCTAACCGTTGCTTGACTTCCATCATGTTGTTGCCGTGGGTCCGACACATACCACAATCTGGACAAGTCATTTCCATCTCTATACTTTCGTTATGCTTACGCTTGCCGGCACAGTGAGCCCGCTGACTAAATCCTTTTGGATGTGAGCAGTTGATACTGTTCTTGTATTTTTGACTCCAGCCTTCGTTATAGTGATCGTGTTTATCGCGAATAGTGTCTAACTGCTTTTCGCTAGCACCATCACGACCGGCTTTAGCCAATGCTCGCATACCGTCCTTGCCATATTTCATCATGCCCTTAGCAGCACGACTCATTGTGCGAGCACCTTCGCCCATCATTTCATGTTGTAGGCTTTGTAGCACACTGTTGAGATAATCTGCTGCTTTGGTAATTTTGCTTTGTTGCCAAGCGTCTAGACCTTCCTCTTCACTCTTGGTCTTGATCATGCTGTGTAGTTGTTTAGCATCTTGGAAGATGCTGTGTAGTTCGCTGCCGGCCATGCTGATCTCATGATCCTGATTTTCAGCAAAGTCCTTAGTCTTGTGTTTTTCACCGCGAACCTGTTTGCTCTGTTGTTTGCGATCAGTATGCTTACCACTACCTTTGGCTACTTTTTGAGCAGCGTGAGCAACGGGGCTACGTGGAGTAAGTTTTTGACTTGTATCTTGAACTAATAGATTGTCTCTGCGTTGAACACCGCCTATAGATTTTGATACAGAAGCAACACTTCCGGCGCTGGTCCCGCCGCCACTGGCACTTTCTAAAACATATCTAGTTGTATCATCTTTGGAGATTTTTTTAAATTCTTGATTCATGATTTTTTATTCCATTGTGATATGGGGCTCACTTTGTAAACATCTGACATTTCTTCACTGCGTTTGCTAGAGTGAGTTTTTCTGCTGTTGTCGCCAATTTGACTTGCGGCATACTTGATCATTTCCATTTCTGCTTCTGTGTAGGGTGCTAGTAGAGGATCACCGGCAATATAATTGGCAGCCTTGGTAGGATAATCTGGAGCACCGGCAAGGGCAATACCCATTCGATAATTTAAATAACTACCGCCGTTGCCATTATACATATTCTGGTCAGGGAAAGTAGTAGCATTTTTTAACGCACTTTTATGAACCGGATTTATCTGATGTACGCCACTTTCTGTAATAAATTCACTAGCTCTCATTATGCCTGCCTTTCTATGGTTCGTCTAACATCGCCCACAGTGAAATAACTTTTACCCTTGCTCTTACCAAATGCTGGATTTTGTTGCCATACTTTTGCCTTATCTAACTCAAATACCTTTCCACCGTTAGCATCACCTAATACAAAATCATCGGGTTTATTAACAGCAGCAGGCATGAAGGTCAACATGTAAAGATCACCTAAGTCCAATCCTGACGTAATACCTAATCTCTTTTTGTTTATGTCATAAAATTTATAAACATAATCTAATTGTTCAACAGCAGACATTTTTGCCAGTTTCTCTGTGGTGGTTCCTAAATCTCTAGCAGTTTGTGGCATAAATTGAATCAGTCCAACTGCATCGCTAATTCCGTTATTTGTGCTTGGGCTCATTTTGCCACCAGTTTCAAACTGCATAATTCGCATTAGGTCTTTTGGATCCACTCCTAGTTTCTGCCCTATTTTATTTAATTTGTCATTAAACTCGGGACTTTGTATAGCAGCCATATCTTCGGCACTGGGTCCTCTGCTCCCTGTGGTATTTCTAACAACATCTGTATCGGTAGATTTGGTGATCTTAATATCACCTGCTTTTAGTGCTGAATTTAAGGCTTCTATGGTGGCAGGATCAGCCTTGCCAGTTGTAGGCAAACTGTTTTCACTTTGGAATTTTTTTAGGGCTTTTTCAGTTCGCCATCCTCTGATGCCATCAACTCCGTCCTTTTTCAATCCAAGATTTCCTAGATCCTTTGAAGTGGTAGATCCTAAGGCCAGTAATGCTTTTTGAACATCGGCTACTTCTTTATTTCTATCACCTGATGGAACAGATAAAGTTGCACTTTTTTCACCGGGCGAATCTGTGGCAAAAAGGTCGGCAATCTTATCTGTCTTTTTATCTTTTAAGGACGATAAGGTTGTTTTAAGATCAACATCCTCTGATAATATTTCACGAATACGCATTATGCTCTCTTAATACTGGAACGCAGGAACCATGCGTGTTTTTTATGAGCATCCATACGCTCGGCTAGAAAATTGCTGAGTCCATGTTCTCCTGCGGCTTCAGCAGCATCGTAATTTTTCTTCAGCACAATCTGAATTTTCTCACTATCCAACAGCAGTTCCTGAATCATTTGTTGTAGATTGGGCACTTGATTTTCATCTTCAATGCGAGTCAGCATGTTCAGTGTGTGATAACTAGTAGGCATATATCCGCCTAACTTACGGACATTTTCAGCAAATGGATCTACGGCACCATATACTTCTTCGTAGATTTCTTCGAATAGTTTATGATATTCGTAAAAGTCTGGTCCTTCAACGTTCCAATGCATCGAATGGACCTTAACGTAGAAACTAAATGTAGTAGCAAACCCTATACGAGTAAGTTGAATTAATCTATCCATGATATTATATTTATTATTGACCAAACCAAAGACGGAACCATTCCACGGTGCCGGGCTTGATATTCTGTTCTCTTTGTATTTGTCCTTTATTGCTGCTGACTATTGATGTAGCCTGCTGTGCTCTATATTCTGCCAGTCGCTCTGCTGCCCCTAAGCCTCCTAAACTTGCTGCGATTTTCAGTTCGTGTACAGGATCATCAGGGGCAAGATAGCAGTCATCGTCGCTGTCCTGTGGAATATTACTGCTGTCTATTCTGTATTGCTTCATTTACTATAATCCGATTTATCAGTGCGGACATGATGTTTTCAACTGATTCGCCGAC